TCTCCAGTTGAAATATTATCTGCTGGAACAGAAGATGAAATAATTTCATTAATATTTGTACCATCAGAAAAGAAAAATTTAGTTCCTTTATCTCCTGCTGCAAAAGTTACACCTGTTCCTGAAGCTGTTTTAAACTGTACTGTGAATGAACCAGATGTGCCGTTTACAACAACATATAATTTTTCTAAAGAATTTGGAACTGTTACAATTTGATTTCCTGTAATTGTTCCAGTTAATTTAATAACCATCTGTCTAGCAACAGATGTAGATTCAGTATTGTCTCCGTCAGTGATTGTTAAAGCTGTAGTTTGTGAACCACCCGCAATAGATTTTTCTACGTAACCAGCAACCGCTGATTGAACCATGCTTAAATTGGTATTAGTTTTTGTTCCCCATGTACCGGCATTTTCGCCAGTTGCCATTAGTTCTATACCAAGTGTTGTAAATGTCGATGCCATAGTTTGTTATAACCTTTTCTTATTAAAATTCCAATGTTTATGGAGATGCAGAGTCAATTTTAGTCCTAATTGTACCATCTGTGTAGTCGTCTCGTCTTCTTCTGCCCGTTTGTTCAAGGGCAAATTTTTGAGCCTCTTCTTTGTATTTTTGCTCATATAATTGTAACATATCTGCTGGTCCTTTTAAATAGGCATATGTTTCAGCTAAACAACAATATAATAAGCCGTTTGGAAAATTCATACTAATATAGTTTGTTATATTACCCGTCTCTAAAGTAGCAGGCGCTGCATTATAATGTATCTTATAACCAAATGTATCACTTGGTGTTGGTGATACAATTATAGATCCAGAATTTGATGAACTTTCTCCAGTTGCCCCTGTGTCTAGCATGGCATAATATTTTGGTGATCCAGTAGAGGTAGTTGCTGCAATATATTCCTCTAAAAATGTTAAATCTTTTTTTTGTAAATATGTATTATTACCTGTACGAGTAGATCCAGTTGCTGTGTAAACTTGAACTGCTCTAACAAATACAGCTCCTGCTGGCACAGTTACAGTGCCTGTGTTAGCTGTAAAATTACCTGTACCTATTTTTCTATCAGCATCAATTGGAATATCTCTAAATATTCTATATTGAGCGTTTAAAATTATGTTTTCTAAAACATCAGTTGTTAAAACGTTAGAATCTACCTCTGTGTAGTTTCTAATATTTGTAACTAAACCTGTATAACTTAATCCTGCCATTATGCGCTAAGAGTTGCCGGACCTGCCGAACAATTCTCTCCTCCTCCTGATATACCACCTGTTGTAGCAGTGTTTGTGTCTACAGTAAAGTGATAGAAATTTGCTGTTTTTGTAATGTTTCCGCTTGAGTCTCTTTTACCAACTGTTATTGAGTAACCAGCAGACTTTGCAATATTTGAACCTAATATTCCATCAAATGATTTAGGATTTGTAAAAGCTCCACCAACTGATGGTGTTCCTCTAAACCTTACCGTATCTCCTGTTGATCTACCATGTGATTTTTCTGATACATTAATTATTCCAGATGAAGCTGCAATACTTTCAAATGGATTTGGTGTTAAAATTACTGCAACAGCATTTTCTGTTCTAGCTGGTCTAACTTGACCTGGTAAAGCTATACCATCAGCGGCATCTCGTTTAGGTTGTAGTTGTGGTTGTTTTGGTTCAAACTCTGAACTATGAACAAAAGAGCCATTCCATTCTGTAACCATTTCTCTATATGGAAACTCAAATCCAGATCTATCTGATATTGCTTTTGCGAATTTTCCTGATGCTGTTTTTGCCATTATGTTCCTGGGTAATAAACTTTTGGTGTTATATGAGTGCTTGACGCAGAACCGTCTTCTGCTAAAGCTCTAGCTAACTCATCTTCATAATATAATTTCATTTGTTGTACTAATTGTGGATTAAATTTTTGTGCTAAATAAAAAGCTAACCCTGATACCATACAAGGTACAAATCTAAATGGTACGTCTGTTGCATCTGTATAAGTTGAATCAACATCTTGTATTCTTTTTAAATAAAAAAAATGTATAAATTTTGATGCATTACTAGAATCTGGTGTTGGATAAACATGCACTCTAACTCTATCTATAAATCTTTCAACAAAAACAGCTGATGGCGTACTTTTAGATCTTTTGTTTGCATAACCACCATATGTTGATCTATCTACTTTAGTTAAAGATGAGTCTGATTGAGATGTTGTAGCAATTCCACTTCTTAATTTTGCTTCTAGTATATCACTCATACCAATTACAGTTTCTGATGAATTAGCATTATTTACTGTTGTTGCACTTGTACCATCAGCAGCGGATCTAAAAAAATCATAATCTGATTGACCTTCAACCAAATCCATATTTGTTTCACCTATTTCCCAAAAGTGAATACCTCTGTTTCCCCATTCTTGAAAAAGAATGTTTAAAGATCTTCTTGCTGTTTTTAATTGATATC